GAAAGAGTTATCGGACAAACCATTGTTTACTACTCTATTGACTTAGAAAGGACTAATTTTCATGATCTTTATGGAGAAGCAGTACAAAAGACTTTTCTTTCTCCTGTAAGAGTGAATGCTCTTATAGAGTATGGGGGTCTAAAGACAGAGTATACTAAAAATATAGGTCTAGACAAATCACAAAACATTACAATCCATTTCCACAAGAGACGGCTAACAGAAGATCAGGATTTATATGTTAGGGAGGGAGATTTTGTTTTATATGGAGACTCTCTATATGAGATAGTCGGTTTAGAGGAACCAAAATTAATATTTGGCCAGATAGACCATAAATTAGAAATATCGGCCAAATGTATAAGGTCGCGAGGAGGTTTGTTCGATGCCACCTGATCGTACATATACAGGAATTAAAAATGCTAATAGCATCTTGAAAGAAGTATCTTTTATGCCTTCCACCATAGAAACTATTGATAGAGCATTCTTTAATTATATTGATGATGGACTAAACATTTTCTCTAATACTAATAGTGGGTGGAAAAAGGTTCCTGTCCTATGGGTTTCCGCTGAGCGCGCACATCAAATTAAAAAAGAAAAGGGCTTACGAGATTCCAAAGGAATATTAAAATTGCCCATTATTACTGTTGAGCGCAAAGGTATGAAGAAAGACCCAGAAATGAAGGGCGTTGCTTGGGCCCATGTACCAGAAGTCAATGATGCAAAGGGTGGAGCTATCACTATAGCCAGGAGAATCAAGCAAGATAAGACGGCTAATTTCTTAAATGCTGATTCTTATCGAAAACATGGCTCAATGAGTTCAGCAGTTGTCGGTATAGGGCAGCTAAACTTTCCTTTTGAGAACCCAGGTAAAGTGGTCTACGAAACAATTACTGTTCCTACCCCAACTTATGTTGTGGTGGACTACGATGTTATCATAAAGACAGAATACCAACAACAAATAAACGATATTATTTCTCCTTTTATCACAAAGACAGGGCAAATTACTAACTTCCTAACAAGGCATGAGGGACATATGTTTGAAGGGTTTATTCAGGGAGACTTTAATCAAGATAGCAATGTGGCCCAGTTAAATGAAGAAGAAAGGATGTATGAAGCCTCAATAAAGATAAAAATTCTTGGTTATTTGATTGGTGAAGGTCCCAACAGAGAAAGGCCAAAGTTAACTATTAGGGAAAATGCTGTGGAAGTAAAAATTCCCAGAGAACAGGTGATAATGGGAGATATTCCCGACTTCGATTCTACCAGGGCAATCGACTTGTTTTATAAAGAGTAAATTAGGGCTTTGCGTATTTAAAATACTATTTATTACGTGAAGACATCTATTTAGGAGATTGAACCCTATGGCTGAAAGAAAGTTTAGATTTGTGTCGCCTGGCGTATTTATCAATGAGATTGATAATTCTCAACTGCCAAACGACCTGCCCGACGTTGGGCCTATTATTATTGGACGAGCAGAACGTGGCCCCGCTATGAGGCCCGTTAGAGTGAATTCTCCTTCTGAATTTGTAGAGTATTTTGGTAACCCGCTTCCTGGTGGACGAGGCGATGACGTGTGGCGTGATGGCAACTATGTTGGTTCTACATATGGTCCATACGCGGCAATGGCATATCTCCGAGCAGGAGTGGGGCCTATTAATTATGTTCGGCTCCTAGGGGCCCAGCATGCTGAAGCCACTACTGGCACTGCCGGATGGGACACTGGGTATGTTGCTCCAACTGGCATCGCAGCAGGAGCGGTTGGCACAAATGGTGGGGCATTGGGAATGTTTATCTTTAATTCCGGCTCCTCCATGCATGGATCAGACATTGGAAATGGACGGTTGGCTGCAATTTTTTATACTAGTGGTTCTGTCGTGGCTTTAAGCGGCACTAACTCTGGTGGAGCGGGTGCTGCGGACGCAGGAGTTCTAGGCCTCATGGCCTCCGTCGGATCGGGTCCGGAGTTTAAGGCAATCGTATCTGGCAGTGAGAATACTAGCTACACTACTACATTTAACTTTGATAGAAATTCATCTAAATACATTAGAAAAGTTTTTAATACAAACCCCCAACTTCTTCACGCAGGGCTGAGCAACCCAGCATCCAGGCATACCAGCGAAGCTCAAAACTTGTCAAACAGATATTGGCTTGGAGAAACCTTTGAACGGTTTGCCACTGATTCTGATTTCCTCACGGGCACTGATGCTGGCAAAGCATACGGGATCATGGTTCCGCTATATACTGGCACAGCTGGGGGGAACTTTGGGCAGAAAAGAAGAGCATTTGAAGATGGACAAACGGGCTGGGTATTCTCGCAAGACACAGCGACTGCTTATTCTGGGTTTGATGTTACAACCAGAACGTCGAAGCTCTTTAAAATTAAGGGGATCAACCATGGAGAGTGGGCTTCCAAAAAGTTAAAGATATCCATTTCTGATATTAAAGCTGCGACCAATGATCTCGATTCATATGGTACTTTTACTGTCTTGGTTCGTAGAGCCAGCGATAGTGATAATGTTTTAGAAATAATCGAACAATTTACGAACTGCAATCTTAACCCTGCCTCAGAGAATTACGTTGCTAAAAAGATTGGTGACAGGTATTTGGTATGGGATACGACTCAAAAAAGATTAAGGCAATATGGCGAATTCAATAACCTGTCTAAGTATATCTACATAGAAATGAACCAAGCCGTTGCAGACGGCGTAGCAGACCCGAGTCTACTCCCATTTGGATTTTATGGACCCATTAAGCCACAAGACTTCACTGTCTTTTCGGGCAGCTTGTCGACCTTTGATTCTGGGTCTGCCGATGAAGCGGGTGGGACGGAAATTAATACCTATGCGACAGGGTCGTCAGCAGCAGCAGGGGGCGCGGCTCCTGATAGCCTGGAAATAGACGGGTTTATGCCAGCTACAACTAATTTTACGGCATCATTCATTTTTCCCTCGATAGCCACAAGAAGAAGTGCCTCAGACGGAGGCCTCTCTGACCCGACTAAAGCTTATTTTGGTATTCAAACCTCACTATCAGCAACAAGTAAAAGATTTGATCCTGGTTATGGAGATTACTTAAGGCCAATGCCTGGAACTAGTGCCGCTTTTACCCCAGCTGAGGATACTCAAACAGAATATTCTTTCATATTTACTTTGGACGACATTAGCGGCTCACAAGGAGTTTATGTCTCTGGCTCAAGAGCAGATGGTACGTCTTTATCTGCTGTTAACTCGTCACACACGAATACTTTAAGCAGCGGGTACAAACGATTTACTATGCCTTTATGGGGGGCCTTTGACGGGATTGACATCACCGAGCAGGAACCATTCAACAACGGTTCAATTGGTTCTAGTGGAAATGAAAAAACAAGTTATGCATTTCATACTGTTAAGCGAGCTATTGACACAGTGGCAGACCCAGAATTTGTAGAAGCTAATCTAATTAGTATTCCTGGGGTTACTCAGCCAGTAGTTACGGACCAAGTGATTGCAGTTGCAGAGGCTAGAGCCGATTCTCTTGCGGTTGTCGATATCGAAAGTGTCTATACAACCAGCGCCGAGTCGACAAGTGGCTTTGAAGATAGGCTTGGCTCGGTTTCTTCGGCTGTGGCTGCTATGAAAGAAAGGCGCATTAACTCAAGTTATGGTTGTACCTATTATCCATGGGTACGAATTAGAGACGATATTTCCAATGCTTCCCTTTGGGTTCCACCATCTGTTATCGCAATTGGCACATTTGCCTCTTCCGAGGCCAAGGCAGAACTTTGGTTTGCTCCTGCTTGTTTCACTAGAGGTGGATTAAGTACTGGCGGCGGGGGCTTCCCAGTTCTTTCGACAACAGAAAGGCTTCGCAGAGAAGATAGAGATGATCTATACGAAGCAAATATTAATCCAATTGCCACTTTTCCAAGCGAAGGCATCGTAGTCTTTGGGCAGAAGACCTTACAGGTCACCCCATCGGCTCTTGATAGAATTAATGTTCGTAGACTTTTGATATTCTTGAAGAAGAGAGTTTCAAGGATTGCTGCTGGCACTCTTTTTGACCAAAATGTTAGAACCACATGGATTAGGTTTAAGACTGAAGTGGATAAATTCCTTGGCTCTGTTCAGGCTAGGCTTGGTCTCACGGAATTTAGGGTTGTTCTCGATGAAACGACTACTACCCCTGATCTTATTGATAGAAACATCTTGTATGCCAAGATTTTCCTTAAGCCTGCTAGAGCTATTGAATTCATCGCAATTGATTTTGTTATCACTAAAACAGGGGCGTCTTTTGACGACTAATAGGAGTTATAGAAAATGGGCCTTAAACTAACTAAGAAAAATCTAAGCAGGATAATCCTCCAGGAGATTAGAAAGCTCACTGAACTGGAGCTGGGGGATGAGGAGCCAATCCAGAGTTCCGAGGAGGTCACCGATCCTCAGAGAGATCAGGAACTAGAAGATGGTAAACGTTTTTCAGACGAGGACATAGAAGAAATATGGAAAGCCTTTGAAGAAAAAGGTTTTTTTGAAGGCTTTTCGGGGCACTCCTTCTAACAATAAAAAGAAAAATTAATACTATACATACTATTTAATAGTAGAGCTAAAAGGGAGACTTATTATGTCAAATGCAGGGTTCTGGACTTCAACGCTAGTTTCGCCAAAAAGAAAATTTAGATTTTTAGTCACTATTGGCAATATGCCCAATGGTGCTACATGGTATGCTAAAAGTGCAACCAAGCCCGCAATTACTGTTTCGGCCACTCCTCATCTATTTCTTAATCATACTTTTCACTATCCCGGAAAGGTTGAATGGAATGAGATCACTGTAGTCCTTGTGGATCCTGTTAGCCCCGATGCATCTGCTAACTTATCTAGAATTATTCTAGAATCTGGCTATCACCCTCCTTCTGATGTCAATGACACCTCCACCATCTCTAAGAGCAATGCTGTTGCTGCTTTGGGAGGTGTTGCTATTCAACAAATCGACGCTGAAGGTGTACCAGTTGAAACGTGGACATTGAATAATGCTTTTATTAAAGAAGTAGCTTATGGCGGGGATTTGGCGTATGGTGAGGACGCTCTCGCAGAAGTAACCGTTAAGCTCCAATATGATTGGGCATCAATAGAGACATTTTACGCCGCAGAAGCAGGTGTATCAACTGAGGGAACTAATAGATATTGGGTTCCTGGCCAAAGTAATTGACATAAATACTATATAGTGTTATAGTAAAAGCAAAAGTTGAGGTGATTGTTGGCAAGAAGAAGTAATAAGAGTAGAACAGGGGCACCTGTTGCGCCTGTTGCTCCCCAAGTTCAAGGAGTTCTGTCCTTTACTCGACCAACGGAATTTGTAGACCTTCCAACCAGAGGGAAGTTATATCCCGAGGGCCACCCTTTCCATATGGTTGAGGAAGCAGAAATTAACTATATGACGGCCAAAGAAGAAGATATCTTGGCTTCTCGTGCCCTTATACTCCGTGGTGAAGTTTTAGACAGACTGCTACAGAGTGTTCTAGTTGATAAGGATGTAGATATAGGCAGTTTATATCCGGGTGATAAAAATGCTTTACTCGTTGCAGTCAGATCAACAGGATACGGACCCGAGTATCTATCAGAGATTAAATGTCCATCTTGTAATACTCAATATGAGCATGCGGTTGATTTAACCGATTTACCGATTAAGGAAATACCAGAAGATATTAACCTAATGCCGGGGGGAACCTTTACAGTCGAGCTTCCTAGTACAGGGTTTACAGCAGAGCTTAAGATATTGACATCTAAAGAACAAAAGTATTTAGATGAGACAAAAGCCTCAAAAGCCAAAAACAACCTTCCAGAATCCAGTTTAACAGATCTACTTAAAATGATTATTGTATCGGTTAACTCTGTGACGAATAGGACAGAAATAGAAAAATTTATTAATTCTATGCCAGCATTAGATTCGCATAGGATAAGAAAGGTCTACAGTTCAGTAAACCCTTCTTTGGACATGGAACAAGAAATTGAATGTCCGAATTGCAAACACATAGTGGCTCGGGAGGTGCCACTGGGTTTGAACTTTTTTTGGCCTTCCTGAAAACTACCTTGAAGGAGTAT